TACCGAGGTAGAGTCCTCTTCCTCTTAAACATAGAGGGATGATATCTATTGGGTTTTGTCTGCTCAATAGCGTCCTTTGTATATAAGGCGCAACAGTCTCCATGAGTATAACACTCATGGGATCGTTGAAACGTTGTTGGTTAGCCAACATCTCAACCTTTCCGGTGTTTTGTCCGGAGTGCCTCTTTCTTTCAGGGGCTACGTTGTTAAGCAATCTAGTTGCTATCATGTCAACGTATGGAAGTACTTTACCACTTTCAATCGCTTTTGAAACTAGCGATTTAGTATCCCAATAATTTTGGGGATTCCTCCTATCCAATTGGGTAAGAGAAGGTGAAGGGTAATCAATTACCTTTTCGCAGTAAAACGCTGGTGAGTTTTTACTCACCCACGTATCCATTTCGGAACTAAGAAGTCCGATTCTGGTTAAATTAGATAAATGTCTAATACATTCATCTCTTGTCTGGTATATTACCAGACCATCATCCCCTACGTAGGATGATTGAACAAATCCTTTTGAATTTGTTGCCATCTCAACTATTAGTTGAGTGAATGTGAGAATAGGTTTAGTCATCTGTTCTCCCATTGGCCACCCTCGGGTGGTTTCGAATGTGTCTCCATATTGGGATATCACAGTTCGTGGACTAAAACAAAGTCCAATCAGCTTTTTCATATAAGCTGGAGGGAGCATTAACTCCTTCGTTAAGGCATTTAAAAGCCTTCTACCGACTGACCAAGGTCCAAAGTCGGTGGCAGTCTCTAAATCATAGACGACTCTCCACTCTTTATCAAGTGGGACATAACTCCTAAAGAAGTTATAGGCGTGCGCTCCAGCACCGCCCATCCCAGACTTTGTCTGCGGAAAAACTTTCAATATTTCACTTAAAATGTGACTAATTGGATAACTAGCAAGTGCTATGTTTGCACTTCCGGAGGAAACTGTACGAGCTTTCCCCGCCTCTGCTATAATAGAGAGGTTTACACTTGTAGATATCTTATCTTCAAAGAGGTACATTATTGCAATATCTTGCAACAGTTGACCGAAATTTGGTCCGATATTCATAGCGAATATTCCTCCATACTCTTTCCCATTACGGAAAGGAGCCATTTCAGAATCCGTTAAATAATCATTAACTGTTCTCTGCTCGATTACTTGACCCGTAATAAGGTCGTAAATTCGAATAGGCTTAAGATTTTCGTAAAAATCTTGAATTAAGGTTTTATAATAATTCCTTTTTCCTCCGTCTGAGACGGAAGACTCCAGGCAACCACTGTTGGTTACTGAGATCTTTGAAAAAGTATACAAAGATGGTCCTAATAAATTGGACTTGCTTGCTAATAATTTAGCCCGCTTATCACCTAACCGTGATAATAACGTGCGAATATGTCTTCGCATCTCGGCTTCTTTCATGAAGTCCCCATCATCTTGCATGGTGGTTACTCTTTTGAATTTATCATAAGATGCTTGTCTCATATCTTTTGTGGCAAGACCCACTGACCTATAAGAGGTCAGGTGGCAAACGCGTTGTAAGTATAATCTTCTCTCGCTTGCATTAACCATACAATTCCTTATGGATTCGTATGCTGAAAAGACTTTAAGTCTTGACAGAAACCTAAACTCCCTTCTTAAGAGTTTAGTCAGTTCTTTCCGTTGATTTGGGAAGTGAATCTTGTTATCAAGATTCTTAAAGTTTTCACACTTAGATAGTATGAACTTTCTGAGGGATTTACATTGTCCCTTCCACCTCTTTATAAAAGAGGTCCTGTTTCTTATACACGACAGTAGGCAACCTTTGATTATCTTGTCAAAGTATGCAAAGTCCGGCTTGATTGCTAGGGCTGGTTCAGACATAATGATCTGAATAACCACGGAGTCAACCGTTTGTAGCGTTCCTTTGAACTCTTCAACGTCCATGTTCATAAGCTTTTTAAGCTCAATAGCATTTGTTGATATTCCTGTATTCTCATCTCTAGAGAATAGATTTTTATACCAATACGTATATCTCTTTAACATCTGGTTTTTGTGTTCCGGATGGTCAAGGATGCGCTTAAATTTAGCGCATTTGGGACACTTTAATGTATCCCATAATGTTGCTTTCCACTTAGGAAGCATCGGTGTAGTTTGAACTTCACCATTGCCCTTAAATGTTTTACTAACAACAGGGTAACATAAGAATTCCGACCCAGGTAGATAACTACCATAGTCGAGCGTATCATTTATATTATGTGCGATTTCGTCAATTTCTGATTGACGTCCACGTCTGTGTACGCCCTTTGCCCTTTGACAAAGAGGAGGTCCACACACGTGAG